ATATCAGCTACAAGATGGATTGAAACTTTAGTTTTTTATGGTGAAAGGTGTGACGAAGATCAGGCATTAAAATTTCCTAGAAATAATTATCAAGTAGATGGTGTTGAATTATCTTGCTCTAAAATTCCTAGTGGTATTAAGTATGCACAATATGAATTAGCTAGAGCTTTGGCAAATGATACTGATGCTATTACTGGGACTACAGGTAAAGATGGGAATTTTTCTGAAGTTAAGTTAGGAGATATGCAGGTTAAATATAATACTGATAGTCAGGGAACTGGTTCTGTTAACAATATTTTAGATGTTTACCCTTGGCTACAAAGTTATCTTGGAGCATATATGCTAGGTGGAGCAGGTAGTTTTCAAATGAGGGTAGTTAGAGGATAATGGCAGGTCAATTAGATTCATTATTTAAAGATGTAGCAAAACAAGTAGTAGCTGATCTTGGCAGTTCTCTTGATACGACTATTACTTATACGAAAAAAACATCTGGAAGTTATAACACAAGTACAGGTGTTTATACAACAACTGATACTAATTACAGTATTAGTGTTCCGATTGAATTTATTAGTTCTCAAGAAGATTTAGGAAAAGAAACTAGAGAATTTAAAACATATATAACACCTGATTTGATAGGGGATAATCAACCTGATCTTGATGATGAAATTACATTAACTTACGCAGGATCAACTAGAGTAGCAAAGATAGTTAATATAAATACATTACAAGGTGGTCAAACTTATTTGTTCACTATTCTTGGGAGATTTTAATGGCAAAATCAGATCCTAACGCTTTAAGTAATGCTATTGCATCAACAAGAGGTGAATTAAATAATCAACTTAATAATTTAATAGATACTGTACTTGAACATTTACCAGGTGAAAGTCCTCAATATTCTGGTTTTTTTGCTTCTAGCTGGCAAGTAAATACTTATAGACCTTTAGCTACTGAAGAAATACGATCTCCGTGGTTAGAAAGAAAAGAATTAAAAGATAAAAGTTCAACTAATAAATTTTTACCAGGTATTGTAAACCCCAGATATTCTCGTACTAAAAGATATAAATTTGGAGAAACAATATTTATAGGTAATAGGGCTGAATATGCGAGATATGCTTTAGGATCTGAAAATAGTACAATCATGCCTTATTTAGAAAATATAGGACAAGTTGTTGATTTTGTGTTTAGTGGTAGTATGCTTCGACCAGATGTAAGAGTAGCTGGCACTCAAGTATTACCGCAAGGAGTTGAAGGAGGTAGAACTGCTCCAGCACTAGGTTCAAGGTACATTAAATTATGACTTTAGTTAATGCAAGAGCAGCTTTTGAAAAAGCAATTACAGATGCAGTTGTAGCAGCAGATAATACTGTAATTTTGACATATGATAATGTTGCTTTTACAACTCCAGGAAAAACTAAAAAGTATATAGCAACTTCTATAACTTTTAGTCAATCAACATTACAGGCACAAGGAGGGGCAGTTGATTATTATTCTGGTGCTGTTCAATGTAATATTTATGTTCCTAAATCGAAGGGAACTTCTGTATTGTCATCTATAGGTGAAGCTGTAATTGATGGTTTATCTTCAATAAATGCTTCTAACTATTCAGATCCTTTCTCTTGTTCTCCTAGAGTGGGAGAGATAACTGGTCCAATTCCTGTTGAATTGGAAGATCGTTCACATTTTTTAGGAATTGTATCTTGTGCGTTTTTCGCTAATAGCTGATATACTTCTAGTAGCTATACAATAACATGACTAGAGCAGTTGATCTCCTTAAAAACAAATTTGGTGTAGGCCAACTATACAAATATGATATTAAGGACAATGATGAAGTTATTCTTACTATTTATTGGCATCCATTAACTATTGCTGAACGTGAAATGATTCAGAAAAAAAGTGGTGGAATTGAAGATGCAAATGATTTTGCTTTACAACTAATGATTGAGAAAGCATTAGATAAAAATGAAAAAAGATTATTTGCTGATGGAGATAAAGCATCTTTGAGAAGAGAAGTTGCTGCTTCTGTTTTACAAGAAATCCAGTTAGCCATGTTAGAAGCTGGTGCAACTAAGGGGGTTGAAGAGGCAGAAGCCGATTTGAAAAGCTAATGGCGATTGGATGTTTATATATTCACTTGCTAATGAATTAAAAAAGACGGTTAGTGAATTATGTGATTCTATGACTCTTGAAGAGATGATAGGTTGGGCTGCATATCATAAAATGAAAAATGAAGAACAAGAAAGAGAAATGAATAAAGTTCGTAGTAAGTAAGGTTTTTTACATAAAAAACGGTAGAATAAAATATAAGTTTGTTTAACTAGGTCGAGATGGTAGCTAAAACGATTGATCTTGTTATAAATACGAGTCGTGGTGAAAAGAATGTAAAAAAACTTCATCAGCTTGCACAGCAAGTAGAGAAAGTCTTTGGGAATATTAATAAGTTAAAGATAAATGTAAAGACTGACCCTGCACAAAAGGCGATAGAGAAATTAAATGCAGAGTTAACAAAAGGTAAGGGTATTGTTGATACTTTTATGAATACTAATAGTATCAATAATTTTAAGCATAAAATATCGGGTATAAAAGAAGAAATGAATCTTGTCAGGAAAGCATTTGAGGATGCTGGAAAGGCAACGGATAGACAAAATGCTGCTACGACTTTATTAGCAGGGAATTTTAAAGCATTAAGATTAGAAGCTACTGCCTTTGCTATGGCAAGTGGTACAGATCCGAAAAAGACGTTAGGTAGTGTTAGTGCAAGATTAAAGGAAATAGAAAAGTTCCCTAAAACAATAATGGCAGGGAATCAGGCAATGAGTATGCTCAAGCGTATGCAAGAGTTGACTGTTGCTGGTTCTAAAGATTTTTTATTAGTTAGCCAAGCAATAGGAAAACAGTTAGAAATAAATGCAAATATTCAATTACAAGCAAAAAGGGCTGCTACCCCTATGCCAGCCGATCCATTTAGGATTACACAAAAAGCCTTACCAGCAGCAGGTCAGACGAGTGGTACTTATCAAATTCCAACGACAAGTACAGTAAAAGCAGCAAGAAAAGTAACTAGGGCATCCGAAGAGCAATTAAAAAATGCAAAGGCAATAACAGCTGAAGTTAAAAAACAAGATAAAATTTCAACTAGAACTGAAGCAAAAAGAAGATTAAGCAATATTAGAAGGATTAGAAGGCAAAAGATGCAAGAACGAATGTTGGGTGCAGGTTTCCCAATGTTATTTGGTGGTGGTGCTGGTGCAGTTGCAGGTAGTCTTGCAGGTTCCATGTTAGCTCCTGCTGGAATGGGTTTTGGGGCACAGATATTTGGTAGTGCTGTAGGTACTGTTCTTGAACAGAACTTACAAAAAGTTCATGCTATTGGTGATGCAACTAAACACGTTAATTTAGATGCGTTAGAAGAATCAGGAATAAGAGTTAACTCACAATTAGAGGATGCAGTAGAAAATCTAAGAATGATGAATAAAGAATCACAAGCACAGGAATTGATTTCTCAAGAAGTTGCTAATCAAACTGGAACTGTAAAAGGCACTAATGAAGATATAGCTGATTTACTTGGGTTATTAGGAAGAGAATGGAAAAACTTTACAACCATTATTTCATCAACATTAGGAATACTTTCTGTTCCCTTTGTGGCAGCTTTGACGTTAATTTTACGTTTAGTAAATGGCATTTTCTGGGTAGTTAATAAAATCCTATCGTTTGTTGGTTGGCTCAGTAAAGAAACTATTAGATTAATTAGAGTTATACCTGGAGCAGCAGAATTATTAGAGAAGATAGAAGAGTATGTAGATAATATGAATAATTCAACTCAAGAATTACGCAAACAGTTTAATAGTTATATTCGTGATTTAGAAAAACAAGAACAAGCAATTCTTAGACGAATTGAATTAGGGGATAGAGAAGCTGCTATTCAAGAAAAAATTGCTGAAGCTGCTCGTCAATTAAAGATTGATAAAGATACAGATAAAGAAGATTATGCTCGACTAGAAAATGCGATCAGATCGTTAGCAGCATTAGAACAGCAAGAAGAAGCAGTAAAACGATTAAGAGCCTTATATAAGAGTCTTGGGCAGACAATAGAAGATGGTTTGGTTAATGCAATAGAGGCTGCAATAAACGGAACAAAGACTCTTGGCGAAGTAGCTCGTAGTGTATTTCGTGAGTTACAAAGAGCATTAATTAAATACAGCGTTAACAGTTTGATGAGAGGAATATTTTCCTCCTTTGCTAATCCCGTAAAAAGTGTGTCAAGTGCTACCAGTACAAAATCGGCTACTTCCGCTGCTGCATTAAGTCTTGGGAGTAGTTTTAATACTTCTAAATATGGAGGAGGATTTAATACTTCTAAATATGGTAAATTTGCAGATGGAGGCAGACCTCCTGTGGGCAGAGCTTCTATTGTAGGAGAAAAAGGCCCAGAATTATTTATGCCTGATAGAGCAGGAACTATAATTCCTAACCATGCTCTTGGTTCAACTAATATAGTTGTTAATGTAGATGCTTCTGGTTCCTCTGTTGAAGGTGATGAACAACAAGGTAGGGAACTTGGTCGTCTTATTTCAGTTGCAGTACAATCTGAAATAGTACAGCAAAAAAGACCAGGAGGATTACTTTCATAATGGCTACATTTCCTTCAATAAAACCTACATATGGACAACAAAAAAGATCTGCACCATTTACTCGTACAGTTCGTTTTGCTGATGGTTATGAGCATAGAATTTTATTTGGATTAGCACAACATCAAAATCCAAAAGTTTTTAATTTTACTTTTAATGTGTCAGAAACAGAATCAGATGAAATAGAAACTTTTTTAGATGCCAGAGCAAATGATAGTGATAGTTTTACTTTTACTCCTCCAGGAGAAAGCTCATCTTCTGAATTTGTTTGCGAAGGATGGAGTAAATCAATACCATATAACAATAGAGCTACAATTCAAGCAACTTTTAGACAGGTATTCGAGCCAACCTAATAATGACAGTAAATTCATCAGTATTTAGCAGTTTACAAGACATAAATCCGTCAGCGATTATTGAATTATTTACTTTGCAATTATCAACTGCTTTGCATGGTGCAAATACTGTATATAGATTTCATGCTGGTAGTAACCTTAATGCAAATGGTCAAATAGTTTGGGCTGGTAATGTTTATCTTAGATTTCCAATAGAGGCATCAGGCTTTGCTTTTCAAAAAGGACAGCTACCAAGACCTAAAATAGTAATTAGTAATGCCACTGGCTTGATATCAGCGATATTATTATCTGTTAACGAAACAACGGTTGGTAATGATTTAACAGGAGCTACAGTTACAAGAATTAGAACATTAGCTAAATTTATTGATGCTGTTAATTTTGCTGATGGAACTAATGCAACTGCTGACCCTAATGCAGAGTTCCCTCAAGAAATTTATTTGATAGATCGTAAATCAGCAGAAACTAGGGAAATTGTTGAGTTTGAATTGGCAGCACCAACAGACCTTGCTGGAGTTAGAATACCCAAGCGTCAATGCACTCGATCTGTATTTCCTAGTATCGGTACTTTTATTCAATGAATTGGAAACATAAAGCATTACTTCATGCCCAACAAGAAGATCCTAAAGAATCGTGTGGTTTATTACTGAACATAAAAGGTAAAGAGAGATATTATCCTTGTCGTAATCTTTCCATGACAGAGCATCAATGTTTTATTATCGACCCAGAAGATTATGTAAAGGCAGATAATACAGGTAAAATAGTTGGAGTGGTTCACAGCCATCCAATAACACCACCTACTCCTAGTCAAGCAGATAAAATTAGTTGCGAAGATAGTAATTTACCCTGGCATATTGTTAATCCAAAAACAGAACAGTGGGCATATTTAGAACCTTGTGGATACAAGCCACCTTTATTAGGTCGTCAATGGGTATGGGGTATTACAGATTGTTGGAGTTTAGTCAGAGATTGGTATAAAGAAGAAAAGAATATTGAACTTAGAGATTGGGAAAGACCTACAACACTGGAAGAATTTAATAATAAACCTTTGTTTGAAGATTGTGCTTGGCGAACTAATTTCAGAGAACTTAGACCTGATGAGAAACTAGAAGATGGAGATGTTTTATTGATGAGTATTTTGCATCCAACTTTAAATCATGTAGCATTATTTTTTGAAGGAGATGTTATTCACCATTTAACCGATAGACTATCTTGTAGAGAGCCTTACTCTGAATGGTTGTTAAAATGTACAGGAAAGAGGTATCGCTATGCTTCGTAAATTAAAGCTATATGGACAGTTGGCAGAATTTATCGGACATGAAGAGTTCGAGATAAAGGTTCATAACGTTTCACAGGCAATAAGTTTTTTAATACATAATTTCCCAGAAGTAGAACGTTTTATGAGTCCAAAATATTATCAAGTAAAAGTCGGTAATTATGAGATTGATAAGAATGAATTAGCATATCCTATAGGACAGGAAGATATACATTTTATTCCAGCTATTAGTGGTGCTGGTAGAGGTGTAGGAAAAGTATTATTAGGTGCTGCAATGATTGGACTAGCTTTTGCGACAGGTGGTGCAAGTTTTAGCTTTCAAAAAGGTTTGACTTTTTCAGCTTCTCGTCTAGGTGAGGCTTTTGTAGCTCAAGCTGTAGTTGGAATAGGTGCAACACTTGTATTATCTGGTGTTAGTGATATGTTATTTCCATTACCAGAACTACCAGAATTTAAATCAGATCAAGATCCACAATTATCTTTTAACTTTGGTGGAATACAAAACACATCGAGGGCTGGTACTCCTGTTCCAATAGTTTATGGTGAAATACTTACAGGTAGTGTTGTAGTAAGTGCAGCAATTGACACTAATCAGGTAGAAGCATGACAGACGAAACTAAGTTTATTAAAGGTGCTGGTGGTAGTACTAGAAAGCAACCCCCACCTCCGTATCGTGCTCCTGATACTCTACATAGTAGGAGTTTTGTTACTGTGCAAGATTTAATATCTGAAGGAGAAATAGAAGGTTTTGCTAGTGCATCAAAAGAAGGTCTTACAAAAGGTACAACTGCATATGATAATGCAAGTTTAAAAGATGTGTTTCTTGATGACACTCCTATACTTGCTGCTGATGCTACAAGTGCTAGTCCTGCTGATGCTGATTTCAACTTTCAAGATGTAACTTTTAAATCTAAATTTGGAACTGGTAATCAAACTGCAATGAGTGGTATTCCTGCTGAAAGCAGATCACCTACTGCTGTTGGAGTTGAGGTAACTACATCTGCTCCTGTAACTAGACAGATTACGAATACAGATGTAGATGCAGTTGTTGTTACATTAACTTGGCCTCAAATTCAAGTTTTAGAAGATGATGGTGATATAAGAGGAGATACTGTCGCATATAAAATACAGGTTCAACACGACTCAGGAGGATTTGTAGATAAAATAAGTACTTCCGTTAGTGGTAGGACAGCAGATGCTTATCAAAGAGATCACAGAATAGAATTGACAAGTGGTTTTACAACTGTAGATGTAAGAGTTGTCCGTGTAACAGCAGATAGTACAGATCCAAACAGAGTTAACGCTTTTCAAGTTACCAGCCTTCAAGAAGTAATAGATACCAGTTCAACTTATGCTAATAGTGCTTATGTTGCTCTTCGTTTAGATAGTAAACAGTTTAATAGTGTTCCTACAAGAAAATATCGTATTAGAGGAGTTAAAGTCAGAATACCAGGAGCAGGAGCATCTAGTTCTGGTACTCCGAGTGTGGACAATGCTACGGGCAGGATAGTGTACCCAACTGGTTATATATTTAATGGAGTTATGGGTGCTGCTGTTTATACAAACTGCCCTGCGATGTGTTTACTTGATTTACTCACTAATACTCGCTATGGGCTAGGAGATCATGTTACTGATAGTAATTTAGATTTATTTAGTTTTGTAGCTGCTAGTAAATATGCAAATGAACTTGTAGATGATGGAACTGGCACTGGAAATAAGGAGGCGAGATTTAGTTGTAATGTTAATATTCAAAGTCCAAAAGAAGCTTTTGACGTAATAAATGATTTAGCTGGTGTTATGAGATGTATGCCAATATGGTCCGCTGGCTCTATAACAATATCTCAAGACAAGAAAACTACAGCTAGTTATTTATTTAATTTAGCCAATGTTGGAGAGACAGGATTTACATATCAAGGTAGTAGTTTAAAACAACGTCATTCTGTTGTCTCCGTCAGTTATTTTAATATGGATTCAAAAGAAGTTGATTTTGAAGTAGTAGAGGCAGACCAGGCAACGCAAAATAAGCTAGGAGTTATTACAAAACAGATAAAAGCATTTGCGTGTACCTCTCGTAATCAAGCTGCTAGATTAGGCCGTGCAGTTCTTTTTGCTGAACAGAATGAAAGTGAAACTGTTAGTTTTTCGACCTCAATAGATGCAGGAATTCTTGTAAGACCTGGTTCTGTTATTGAGATAAACGATCCAGTAAGAGCAGGGGCTAGAAGAGGTGGTCGTGTAGTTGCAGCTACTACAACTACAGTTACCATTGACGCTGTTGGCGATACAACATTATCAAATTTGAATAATTCAGTTACTATTTCAGTAATATTGGCTGATGGAACAGTTGAAGTAGGTTCAGTTTCTAATATTGTAGGTGCTGTATTTACAGTAAACAAAGTTACTAAACCTGATGGAACGACTCAATCTGCTTTTACTTCTGCACCGAATGTAAATAGTCCATATTTAATTTCAAGTACTGATTTAGAAACTCAGTTATTTAGAGTTATTCAAGTTACAGAAGAAGATGATGTAAATTATACAATTTCAGCTTTATCTTACGTTGAAGGCAAGTACGCTTTTATCGAAGATGGTACTGCGTTACCTACAAGAACAGTATCTTTATTAAATGCACCAGCATCTCCTCCAAGTGCTTTGACTGTTACTGAAAAAATAGTAACTCTTAATAATATGGCTAGGAGTAAATTAATTATAGATTGGCAACCTGTTGATGGTGTTACTCAATATTTCGTAAATTATAAATTTGAAGATACGAATTTTATATCTCAAGTTGTATTTAGTAGTGATTTTGAAATCTTAGACAGTAAAAGAGGAACTTATACTATTGAGGTTTATTCTTATAATTTAGCGTTAAGGTTATCTCCTAATTCAACCAAAACAGTTTTTGTTGCTCAAGGTAAAACTGCTGTACCAGAAAATGTACAAAATCTTAGTATCGAGTCAATTAACGATCAATTTGTAAGATTAAGATTTACACAAGCTACTGCTGTAGATGTTCTTCATGGTGGTCGGGTTTATATAAGGCATACAAATTTAACTGGTGGATCTGCTACATTCCAAGCTGCACAAGATATTATTGAGGCTGTACCAGGTAATGCTACTGAAGCAATATGTCCAGCACTTCCAGGGACTTATCTAGTTAAGTTTCAAGATGATGGCTTACGTTTCAGTACTACAGAAGCTAAAGTTTCTATAACATTGCCAGAAATATTAGATTCTATAACTGTCAAAACAGATAGAGAAGATACA